TTTGGCGGCTGTGAAGCGGTCGCTTTCTATTACTGACGATGTTGATAACGACCTTTTAGAGTTGTGCATTAACTCGGCTTCGCGTGCGATTGACAATATGACTGAGCGCACGTTCTTCCAGGGGACTGCTACTCGGGTGTTTGTGCCGGATGATTCTTTCTTCTGCCCGATTGATGACTTGTATGAGTTGACGACGTTGAAGACGTCTGATGATGCAGATCAAGAGTTTGACATTGTGTGGACGAGCACTGACTATCAGTTGGAGCCTCTGAATGGGTCTCTAAACGGCACAGAATGGCCTTACACGGGCATTCGCGCTGTCGGTGACTATCTGTGGCCCACAGTCGGTTCTGAGGCCACTGTGCAGGTTACAGGCGTGTTTGGGTGGCCTTCTGTTCCCACTGCTATCGAGCAAGCGACTATTTTGCAATCGGCCCGGTATTTTAAACGCGCAGACAGCCCGATGGGTGTGGCTGGCTTTGATGCGATGGGTGTTGTGCGCCTATCGAACGTGGACCCTGACATCTACACGCTGTTGGAGCCGTACAAGAAGATTCGGATGTATTAATGCCTCTTTCTATTGAGGACATTCGTGACGGGTTAGCGACAAACCTTGCCACGATTAGTGGTTTGCGTACTTCTGGTGATGTGCCGGATAATCCGAACCCTCCACAGGCTGTCGTCTTTTTGGAAACTGTTGATTATGACGAGGCTTTCCAGGGTGGGCTGACGACGCTCATGTTTAAGGTGATGGTGATTGTTTCGCGGGCGGATGATCGTACTGCGCAGCGCAAATTGAATGAATACATTTCGCCGGACGGGGCTCGGAGTATCAAGAGCGCGGTAGAATCGGATAGGAGCCTTGGTGGTTTAGTTTCGACTTTACGGCTGACTACTATGACCTCTTTAGGCTCTACAATAGTTAGTGAACAAGAATATATGGCTGTGGAGTTTTCTGTAGCCGTCTATGCATAAGGAGAATAATTTTGGCTAAGTATGTTGTTACCGGAACTGACGTTTCTTTGAACGGTTCCGACATTTCTGCCAACACTGCACGCGCTGAGCTTGTTATCAACGCTGCTGAGGTTGACACGACTGACTTTGGTTCGGGTGGATTCACTGAGGTTATCGGTGGGTTGAAGTCCGGTCAGGTTACGCTTGACTTCCACAACGACTTTGGTGCAGGTGGCGTTTCTAATCTGCTGAAGGACCTTGTTGGAACTATCGGTACTGTGGTGATTGACCCGACTGGTGATGGTGCTGGCGCGACGAACCCTGTGTACACTGCTGAGGTGCTCATTTCTTCCTTCACTCCGATTGCCGGAGCTGTGGGAGACCTGGCTACTTTCTCGGTGACGTTCCCGACCAGCGGATCGGTTACCTTCGCCACTGCTTAATTAGTGTAGGCTGACGCTTATGAGAATCAACCTGCATTTGGAATACAGTGACGGCACGGAACGTGACGTGATTTGCAACGCTGCTGATTTGGTGGCGTTTGAGGAAAAGTTCGGTGTGAGTATCGTCAAGCTTGGTGACGAGCCTCGTATTGGATGGCTTCTCTACCTTGGGTGGCATTCTGAGAAACGGACGGGTAACACGAAGGACGACTACGAGAAGTGGTTGGAGAGCGTGGAGGCTGTTCGGGATTCTGAGTCCGACCCAAAATAGAAGGTCTCGGTGAGTCTTCTGCGCATTGGTGGATTGCGGGGCTTGCTGTTGAGACTGGGATTAGTCCTCGGGAGTTGATGGCTCTTGATGACCGGATGTTATGGACCATGCATAGATGGTTAGTGGCTAAGAACTTGCCGCATCAATAGGAAGCCGCCCCTTCGGGGGCGGTTTTCTGTTCGGTAGAATAGTAGAGGATTGGCGGTGTTCTGTGGCGGTTCAAGATCAAGCGACTCTGGTCATTAGTGACTATAAGGCTCTTATTCGTGAGTTGAATAAGATTGAGCCTGAGCTTGTGAAGCAGCTTAAGGGTGAGTTGAAGCAGATTGCGGAGATTCCTCGTAAGGCTATTCGTGCTGAGATTCCGAGTCGTCCTCCGATTAGGGGTATGAAGAGGGTTTTGTCGCCTGTGGGTAAGACGTGGAATACGCGCCGTCAGGCTCGCACTGTGACGATTAAAACGAAGTCTCCGAAGCGTGCTGTTGGTTTTGGTACGAAGAATGCGGGGATTGTTTCTCTTGTGATTTCTTCTCCGGCGACGATTATTGCTGATATGGCTGGTCGTGGGAAGATGAAGGCCAGTATTGATGGTCAGAAGACTGATTGGTATGTGTATCCGAATGCGAAGGGTACGACGGAGAATACTCGGCCTGGTCAGCGTCGTCACCGTGTTAATGGTCAGGGTCGGGCGATGATTACTGCTTTGGGTGGTAGTCCGTCTCGGTTTGCTTACCCTGCTGTTGAAGAGGTGATGCCTGAGACTGCTCAACGTGTGAGTGAGGTTATTGAGGAGTTTACTCAGATTGTTGAGAGGAAAATAAATGGCTAAGAACCGTAACATCAAGATTGATCTTGTTCTTGGTCTTAAGGGCAAGGGTGTTGATGAGGCTGTTAAGGATGTTCAGAAGCTTGGTAAGAACATTCAGACGCTTTCGGGTACGGCTATTAAGGCTGCTGCTGCTTTTGCAGCGTTTAAGGGTGCGGCTGTTCTTGGGGATTTTGCTAAACAGTCTGTTACTGAGGCGCAGAGTATTGAGCGTGGTCTTGCTGCGTTAGGGACTGTGTTTGGTGAGCAGGGTCCTGAGATGTTGAAGTTTGCTCAGGGTGCTTCTGAAATTGGTTTGTCGATGACGGAGGCTGCGAAGGCTTCTACGTTCCTTGGTTCTGTGTTAAAGCAGTCGGGTTTTGCTATCGATGAGACTGCTGAGTTGACGCAACGTCTTGTGCGTTTGGCGAATGACTTAGCGATTACTTATCAGTACGACGTGCAAGAAGCGTTGCTGGCAATGACAGCACTGTTCCGTGGTGAGTATGACCCGATTGAGAAGTTCGGTGTCGCCATGAAGCAGAACGAAATTGAGGGTGTGAAGCTTGAACGTGGTTTAGATAAGTTGACGGGTCGTGCTGAGATTTTCGCGGATCAGCAGATTCGGTTGGAGTTGTTGTTTCAACGTGCGACGGATGCTGAGGGTGCGTATGCCCGTCAAACGGAAACGTTGTTTGTGCGTCAACAGCAGTTGGCTGCGGTGTTTAAAAATGTGCAGGCGACGGTTGGTTTGGCCCTTACTCCGTCGTTGGAGAAGCTTACTTATGCGATGATTCCGGTTGTTGAACAGTTGACTCCAGTGATGATTCAGTTGTTCCAGGGTCTTGTTGAGGTTGTTAACCGTGTGGTGGCGAATAAGGACCAGTTGATTGGTGTGGTCTTTGGGCTTATCAATATTTTTGGCGGTCTTATCAAGATTGTGTTCCGTGCAACGCAACACATTGTTGAGCACATTAACGTCTACAAGAATCTTGCTATCGCGTTCGGGGCGATTGTTGTTGGCGTGAAGTTGTTTGGGGTAATGATTACTGCCATTCAGGGTGCGACGGTCGCTGCCCGCCTGTTGAATATCCAGTTGTCTTTGACGAATAAGCAATTGCGGATTATGAAGTTGCGTCTTGCTGCGACTGGTCTTGGGTTGATTGCTCTTGGTGTGGGTGCTGCCGCTGTTGGAATTATGGGTCTCACGAGTGAGGTTGAGGACGCTATTCCTGAGCTTGAAGAGCTTGATCAGGTTGACATGGAAGCTCTCATGGCTGAAATGGCTGGGGCTACTTCTGTCGCGCAAGACTTTAGCGAGTCTTTGGATGAGGTTGCTACTGCTGGTGCGGGTGTTGAGGATGCTGTTGGGAAGTTCTACGGCAATCTGCAAAACGAGATTCTTAAACAGCGTGCAACATTGCAATTGGAGGCGTTGGGGGCTTCTGAGGGTCTAATCAACGCCGTTTTGGGTTCTGGTGAGGATTGGTACAGGGTTTTCGCTGATGTGACTCGTCGTGGTGCTGAGTCGATTGCTGAAGTGCAGGCGATGTTCGCACAGACTCCGGCTGGTTTTGACGAGGCTATGCAGGAGTTTGAGGAGCAGAAACGTAAGTTTGAGGAGTTTAAGAAGGCCGCCCTTGAGGCGAAAGATTCGCTTGTTGACTTTGTGCGTAGTTTTGAAATTCTGCCGACGATTGAACGCGAACTTGGTCGGTTTGAGCAGGCTGCTGTCACTCAGTTGGAAAACATTGAGGAACGGCTTGATGATGCGTTTGATAACGGCTACCTGTTAGAGGAGTCTTATCGGAATCTGCAACAATATGCGCGTCAAGAGTTCCAGGTTCTTGCGCAGATTGAACGGCAACGTGATGATTTGCTGCGTCGTAGGGATGCTGCTGAGCGTTTAATCAATTCGGTTAATGATGCCGTGTTGAGTAGTGGTCGTCTCGTGAACGTGTTGCGTAATGTGCAGACGGAGACGCAGAACGTTGACATGGTGAAAGTTGTTAAGGACACCATTGAGGAAGCGTCTGGTCTTCGCGAGTTTGAGGTGATTCTCACTTCGGCTGTGATTGAACCTATTGAGGAGGTGCAGTCTAAGTCTCAACAGCTTGTGTCGGGTTATCAAAACATTGTGGATCGCACTCGTCAGTTTGTTGCGAACATGAAGGCTTTGCGTCAGCTTGGTCTTGACCCGCAGTTATTTAATGAACTTGTTGAGGCTGGTGTTGACGCTGGTGGTGCAACTGCTGAAGCGCTAATTGAGGGTGGTTCTGAGACTGTCCGTGAAGTGAACTCTCTGTTTGACGAGTTGAATTCTCTTGGCGAGGAACTCGGTGAGGAAACTGCTCAGGTCATGTATGGGCAGGGCGAAATGTTTGTTGACGGTATTGTGCGGGGTCTTGAAGATCAGGCGAGTCAACTAGAGGAGCAAGCATTTGCTTTAGC